GCAAGCTGCGGAGCTTTGCCGAAGTGGCGTTTCAGTAGGAAACCATTGCTGTACAAGGCTCCCCGGCCGGTCCGGGGAGCCGTCTCGTCTAACATGGGCGCCGACGTCTAACTTGCGCGCGTCAACGGAACCGGTTGGACGCGTTCTACCTCGCGTGCCTTCGTGTAGTGTGCCGTCATGCTTTCGGTCGTGTGGCCGGCCAGCGATTGCGCGGCAGCGGCTCCTCGCTGTCGTTTCAGATCGGTCAGCGCCTTCGCCCGCAGATCGTGGAAGTGCATACCGGTCAGATATAGCGGGTTCGGTTCAATACCTTTCTTTGCGCACTCTTTCTCGTACGTCGACCGTGCGCGTTCGCACGCACGTTTCCACGCAGAGTACGCGCCGATGTAGGTGAAGCGCCCGCCAGTGTGTGTGCAGATCACAGGCCCGATTGCGGTGACCTTGCCGCCGCGCGCGCGATCCAGTGTTTCGCGCAGGTCCGGGGTCATTTCGATCAGCAGGCGCACGCCGCTGCTGTTGACCGTTTTGCTCGGATGGAACGAAATCCCTTCATCAGACACGTTTTGCCAATTCAGGGCGAGCAGGTCCCCAATGCGTTGAGCGGTCTGGTATGCCAGATCGACCAGGCAGAGAATTGAGCGTGCGGACGAAGTCTTGTAGTCGGCACCGGCAACGATTGCAGCTCGTACTGCGTCCAACTCGTCGTCCGTTATGTAGCGATCCCGCTTCCTTTCCTTGGCCGCGCCGACTTCGCGCGCGGGATTGCCGTCACAGAGCCCTCTTCGAACTGCGTGCATGAAGATCAGCGACAGCAATGCCTTGTGCTTGTTGCTGCTGCTCGGCTTGTCGTGGAAATGTTTATCCAGGAACCGCGCAACATCGGCTGGCCTGACGTCCTCGATCAGCCATTGGGGACCAAACTCCTTTCGGATGAGTCCGATCATCTTCACGTAGTTGGCACGAGTTTTCGGAGCATAGGCCGGAAGCTTTTTTCGCATCCAGTCATCGATGAGGGCCGGCATCGTGTTGTCGAGCGCTGCCGCGCTATCGGATGCACGTGTGTACTCGGCCAGTGATTCGTACAGGCGGACGATGCCGTCTCGGACGCGGCAGAGTTTGTGCCATTTCCGATTCTTATCGACGAACCACCATGACCCATGTTTCTCGTAGACGCGGGCTGGCAGGAAAGAGGGGCTTCGGCGACGTCCGATCATTTTGTGGTGTCCTTCATGTCAGAGGTTAGCTTTGGGCGTTTCCGGTTGGTTTTCTTTTCATGAGCGGCAAAACCGAGCACGTGGTGACGCCAGACTCTGACGCTGCCGTCAGGTCTGCGGTCGGCCGGGATGCCTGCCAAAGTGAGCGCGCGTAGTTGCCGTGCTGGCTGTCGGTAACCCGTCGCTTCATAGATTTCGTGCGCGCTCAGCGTGAGTGCGGCCGAATGCGCCGGCTCCGGGTGATCTGCGTTGTCCACGCCATGCGAGGGGATAGGGCGCAGAACAACTCGTGGACACGTGGTTTGCATCGCGATCTGAACTTAACGTACTGATTTTTAAAAGGTTATTAAGCCATCAGTTGCCACGAAAAACCCGTGGCGCGGTCTTCCGACTCGTGGCTCAAAAAATAGGCAACGTCCGAAACTGATGGCAAAACGGACAAGACTCGTGGCGCTCGATCCCGGCTTTTGCTCGCCTCTTCCTCGCTTTCTTTCTTCTTCTTTTTCAATGAATTAGAGAGAAGAGAGAAAGGAGCAATGGGCGCCGTCGCGAAAATTGGACTAGTGGCAAAAATGCTCCAACTAGTGGCAAATGGAGGGCGACACATGGCGGTACTCTTCTCAACAATCAAAGACTTACGAGCGGACGCCCCCGAAAACCACGCTTCGCGTGCGCTGCATGCCCGTTCCCTGCGGAAAAATCGGCCCGCGCGGCCCCGCCCCGTCTCGGCTCGCGCTGTTCCCCGGCCGTTTCGACTCGCGGGGGGTACGGGGGGAAACGGACAGCATGGCGGCCGCGTGATCGCGTGCGCCGACTGCTGCGCGCATCGGCGCACGCACCGGAAACCCGAATCCAGGGCCGCTACGCGGCCGGAAGGAATGAGGAAAGGGGTACGGCCGCGCGGTGGCCGCATCAGCTGAGAGGGCATCATGCGCGGCCCCGCTGCTCGGTCGCGTCGGTCGCCAGATCTTCACGAATCGACACGTGCAGCCCGAAGTCGGCCAGGCGCTCGAGCGAGATCGGCGTGAGGTACGGCACGCGGCGCGTGTAGATGCGGCGCTCGACCTCCTTCTCGCCGACAACGACGCCGGCGTGCTTGAGCTGCGCCTTGAACACGCGGTCCGATTTCACGGGCAGGCCGTTCCACTTGTCGCGCAGCGCGCTCGTGTGCGCGATGTGGTCCATCACGTGCCCGGTGCGCAGCAGTAGGCAGAACTCGCCGTCGACCATGTCGAACGTGTACGGGTGCTTGTAGTTGCCGCCGTCGATTTCCGACAGCACGGTTTCCATGATCCAGACCCACGGTTCCCGATCGGCGCTCGTTTCGGCGATGTGGCCGTTCATTTCAGCGAGCAGATCGCGCGGGAAGTCGCCTTCCGTCGGATCCATGCCGGCGAACTCGCACAGGTAGCGCCACGCGAGCGCGACGGCCGCATAGTTGCCGGCCATGCGTTTCGCGCCGTCGTCCTCACCGCTCGCGCGGCAGTTGGCCAGCGCCTTGTCGCGCAGCGTCGCGTACTGGTCGAGCACGGCGCGCTTGTCGAGCCCGGTGAGAAATTCGAGCCACTGCCGTACCGGGAAGCGCGGCAGGTCGTCGGGCAGCAGCGGGCCGCGCTTGCCGGTGAGCGTCGTGCGTACGAGCTTGCCGAGCAGACTGCGCACGGGCACGTCCTCGCCGGCGAGCATCACCGGCGCGCACAGCAGGTATTCGGTCATGTCGGCGCCGCGGCGCGTGACGGTGTACTGATAGTTCTCCTGCAGCAGGCCGACCGCCTTGTCGATCACGTCCTGCCGGCGTGCCGACAGCTCCTCCCAGCCGACCGGATGGCTCGTGTGACTGATGCTCGTTAGCAGTCGGAACTCGGTCTGCAGCGACTGCCCGGAGAACATCGTGAAGGCGAGCGATCGCTCGAGTCGCTTGATGAGCGTCGACTTACCGGCGCCCTTGTTCGCCTGGATCGTGATATGCGGCCAGAAGCCGAGCAGCGCCTTCAGGTGGCCGCCGAGCGCCCATACGAGCGGGATCGTTGCGGCGTTTTGCTTGAACGTCGTCTGATACGCGGCGATGACGCGGCGCGCGTCGCCAATCGGGCCGCTCGGGAACGTCAGGTTGTGATACGGACACTGCTTGTCGGCTTCGGTGAAGTAGCAGTCCGGGCCTTCGTTGACGATCAGCCGACCGTCGCGCCACGCGAGCCCAACAAAGTTCGCCGCTTGGCGCGCGCCGAGGTCGGCGCCGCGCTCGAGGATGTTGACCATGCGCTTGAACGGTGCCGGCGCCCAGATCGGGCCGAACTTGCCCCACTGGTCGACGTTGTGCAGCTGGTCGTCGAGCATGACGCGACGGATGAGCTGCGCGCCGTGGCGCGGCGCTTGCACCGACACGGCGAAATACACGGTCGGCGCCTGGTCGGCGTCGCCCGTCATCGTCGACGTCGCGCTCGCCACGGACACGCGGCTGATGCCGGCGATGCGGAAGCCGCACAGGTCCGTCATGACGGGCGTCTCGACGCCGCTTTCCTCGTTCTTGTCCATCTTCGTGATGTAGCTGGTGAAGTCGGGCCGGACGCGGAAACGCCAGTACTGCGCGAAGTCATGCGACGGCAGGAAGATGCGTGGCCGGCCGCGACGCGTGGCGTCGCCGGCGAGGCCGGCGATGAGCCAGGGCTCCAGCTGGTCGAGCGCGCGCTGCAGATCGGCCGGGCCGCGCAGTTGCAGGTAGTCGTTGACGTCGTTGATGGGCTTCTGCTGTTTCTCGCCGTCCGCGAGGTCAGCGAGCCACCCCGCCTGGTCGACGAGCACGGCGCTGATGTTCAGCGCCGTGAGCCGCTCGTACAGCGCCCACGCAGCTTCGGGGCCGGGGCGGTGGCCGGCGCGCGGATGACCGTCGGCGAACGGCTCGTCGTTGTCCATGCAGATCACAACCTGCTTGCCGCGCAGCGGCGTGAAGTCGAGCGCGTCGACATTGCCCAAGCCGCGCAGCGCGAGCGCCGCCGCGCCGGGTAGCGTGCAGGTGTCGATCGACAGCGCGTTGATCGCGCTTTCGACGATGAACACGCGCTTCGCCTTGTCGAGCCGGCGCGGATCCGCAGTCCAGCCGTAGCCGGCTTTGTCGCCCTGCGTCTGTGTCTTGACGCCGCCGTTGAGCGCGGGATCCACGTAGCGCATGTCGACGGCGACGACGCGGCCGTCGCTCGGCGCACGTACGATGAACGCGGCAGCCGGCCCGCCGTGGCCGACTTCGCCGGCGGCAACTTTCGAGCTCGTCCAGGTGTTGAACCCGAGCGTGCGTGCGGCGATCGCCGCGTCGATCGCGGCGGCGGAAATGCCGCGGCCGCCGAGGTATTCGCGGACCTGATCGCGCTCGGCGAAGCAGCGATCGGCGATGTATTCGACGGTCGTTTTCTCGCGGCGCTCGGCCGGTGCGGGCCGGTCGAGCGGAATGCCGTAGGCGTCGTGCAGGTAGCGCACGGCGTCCGCCACGGTGCCGCCGCGTGCGTGAATGACCAGGTCGATGCACGACCCGCCGACGCCGGCGCTGTGGTCTCGCCAGCCGGTGCCATGCTTCGGGTGATTCACGTAGATGGACAGGGACGGGCTCCTGTCCTCGTGTTGCGGCGAATGGTAGAGCGCCTTGTCGCCGCCGCGGCCGCGCTTGAGACCGAGGCGATCGGCGAGGTCGTGCAGGTCGATGCGTTGTTTCAGTTCGTCGATCGAAGCCATCGTTATTGCTGTTGCTCAGATTGCTGCTGGGTGTGGTCGGCCGGGTTGTTCGGCGTCGCGGGAGAGAAGACGAGCGCGCGCAGCGCATCGGCGGACTCGGGAAAGCCGAGCGCGAGGCGATCACTCAATGCCGCGACGAACAGGCCGAGCGCACACTGGCGAGCGACGCTGCCGGGGCGGTTGTTGAAGTGCAGAGGATTTGCGGCCGCGACGATCGCGGCCCGGAGCGTCGCATCGTGCGATGAAGCATCGAGGCGGCTCATGCGGCTTCCCCCAGGATCGCGAGCCGATTGCGCGCGAGCTGATAGGTGGCGAACTGCAGATCGGTGCGGGCTGCAGTCGCCTCGTCGAGCATCGTGCGCAGTCGGGGCCGATTGCGTTCGACGTTCGTCGTCGCGTTTGTGATGGCTGCGGTGCGGGATGTGCCCGTCCCGGCTTGCATGCCCGAGGCCAGGTGCGTGACGACCCACTTTTCCGGATGGCCATCGGCCAGATAGGGCTCGGCGTGGATGCCGAAAGTCGCGCCGACGTCGTTCGGAATGACGACATGCTCCCCGGTGACGGTGCGGAGACCGGCCGAGGTTAGCAGCTCATAGCGGATAGCGGATTCGATCGTCATCACATCACCCCCGAGGCGGAACGGACCATCCGAGCGCGACGACGAGCGCAACCATCACCGCGACGCCGCCGACGAAGGCGATCGGGCGTGCGTATCGGACGTCGAATAGGCGCAGGACGTCGGTGGTGAGGTAGTACGCACCGGTGAGGGAGAGCGAGAGCATCAGCAGCACACTGATGCCGAAAACGTAGGGTTTCATGGTTTGGCTCCAGGTAAGTGCGCCGGCATCGGCGCGGATTCGTCATTCGTCGACGTCGTTTGCGGCGCGGCGCTTCACGTCGGAAGCGCGCCGCAACCGGGCCTGTTCTCGGTCCTGCATCGCACGCGCCGCAGATTCCACGACCAGGCGTACGGCGCGATGGCGGATCGACGTGTCGAAATCACCGACCATGCGCAGGCGATGCCATGCCGCGCGCAGGTCGACGTCGGTGAGCGGCGCGCGCATCGGTCAGTGCATCCAGGCGAGCAGCGGCGTGCCGCGCGCGAGATCCCACGACACGGCGAAACCGAGTGCGCGTGCGGATGCGACGAATACGTCGGCGCGGACGTCAGTCGCGCAGAGCTTCTGCAGGTAGGCGACGCGCTGGTTGAAGTCGAGCGACGAGGTGAGGGTGGTGACGTGGGCGGGAGTCGGCGTTTGCATGAGTCTCTCCAGAATTTCAGGCAAAAGGAGTCCCTCGCGCCCGCGCTGGGCGGGTGCGATGGGTGCGAAACAAAAACTGCGATTACGGGTTAGGCGTCGATCAGCGGGAGCTGGCGCGGGTCGCGCGGTAGCCGGTCAACCTTGCCGAGAGGCAGGTAGACGGCCGGGTTCGGCGTCAGGCTCGGGGCGATCGTATGGACGGTGGCGACGTGAATCTTGTAGGTCGTCGCGCACTCGATGTTGGTGCATTGGCAATACGCTTCGCGAACGAGAGCGGACAGCGTGCGGCTGGTTCGAATAACGGCGCGGCTGCCGCAGTGATGGCACTTCAATTTCATTCGGGGCTCCTACGGGCGGCTGCATTCGCCGCGGCCTTGGCGGGCGCACTGGCAGAACATGCCGACTTCGCCCAAGGTCGCGACAGCGTCGAGGTATTTGCGGGTCACGCAGACGAAGCCCACGGCAGCGACAAGCGTGTCGATCTTGTCGATGACGATTCCCTTGCCGCCGCTCAGGAAGCGGCTGACCTCGGAGTCGTCCCATCCGAGTGCAGCTTGTACTTCGTGACGTTTGGGGCCGTGCAGCGCATGGCGCAGCGCGGGTTCGATAAGGGCGGGCGGCTGCATGACTCAACGCCCGGCAAAAGAACTTGCGTGCAGTTGAGCGGCCGGGCCGGTAACTTTGGCGCGGTATCGCTCGACGCCCTCGAGGTAGACCAGACGGGCGACGCTGGAGGTGGAGCGGTTCAGGAGCGTGGACAGCTCTTCGAGCGCACGGCGCTCGTCGGGCATCAGCCGCATGTATACGGGCTTGCTGGACAGCACGCCGCGTGGTGAGCGCGTGACGGGGGCTTTCTTGCGGAGCATGACGGTATACTTCCCTTCGTTAACCTTGCACAACCCTGATAATACACACCGATCGGTGCGTATGCAACAAAAAACAAACCGTATGGTAAGTATCGGCGACCGACTGCGCGATGAACGGAAGCGCACGTCTCTGTCACAACGCGCGTTCGCTGAACGCGGTGGTGTGACGGAGAAGACGCAAGTGCTCTACGAAAAAGGGGAGCGCGTGCCGGATGCGATCTATCTGGAAAAGATTGCGGCCGCGGGCGTGGACGTGCTTTTCGTTTTGACGGGGCACCGCAACTCAGCCGAACTGTCGCCCGATGAGGAAGTGCTGGTCACGGGTTATCGGTCCCTCGATGCGAAGGGCCGTGCTGGCGTGCTCGGCATGATCGCCGGGATGACGCAACAGCCGACCGAGTCTGCACCGGCGAAAGTGGCGAAGGTACGTCAGAACTTCGAAGGTGCGAGCATCGGTCAGCAGGTCACTGGGGATGTGACCGCGCCGTTCTCCATCAACATGGGTAGTGCGGGGCGAAAGAAGAAGCGCGAAGGCTGATTACTGCGAAACGCAGACCACGGCAGGGCCAGCCGTAGGAGAAAAAAGGGAATTCAATGAATCAGAAGTTCGATGGAGAAATCGGGCAAGTCGCCGGCGGGGATGTGAAGAGCAACAGCGCGCAGACTAGCGTCAACGTGCACTTCCACGGTGGCGAGCCGAAAGCGGCTGAGACGGAGTTCATCAACAACAAGCAGCGCGCAGCGATCGCGCACCGGGTCTTCAAGATACAAAAACAGACCGGCACCGAGGCGCTGATGGTGTACCGCCGCCTCAAAACGGTGTTCGATTATGAGAGTATCGAACGGATGCCACGTAGCAAGTACAAGCCGGCGATCAGCTATCTGGATAGCTGGCTCCGAAACGGCAATCTCGGAAACCCTCCCGGCTCGGCCGCCCTGCAAAAGGTCAAACACCCATCTCCGGCTGCGCCCACGGCACGCCGTGAGTCACCATCTCCGCACGTTCAATTCGCGTCGCCGGCCGCGGCGACATTCAGCCCTGCTGCGCCCATGGCGACGGCTGTCCCTGTCCAACAAAATAGCAGGGCCTCGCGACGAGGCGCGATGGCGCTGGTAGGGATCGCGGTGATAGTCGCTGCGGCCACTGTGTACCTCTATGTCGAGAGACATCCTGCCGGCGTTCGTCAACAAGTCGAAGCTGCGGAGCCGCCGCAGTGCGAATACGGCGGCAACCGCTACTCTCTGGGTGGCGTAGTGATGCAGGCTGGGATTCGCCAGCGGTGCGTGGCCGACGCCGATCATGGTGTGCGGTGGGAGAGAGCGACAGGCGGCCGACGTTAATTGCGACGTGCGATTCAATAAATTTCCAATAGGCATTCATGCCATACGTCCGGGGAACCAATGAAGAAAGTACTCAAAGTTACGGGATACGCTTGTGCTGCGCTGTTTGGGCTGATGCTGCTCGTCGGAATATTCGGCAACACGAAGCATAAAGACGAAGCAACTGCGCCGGCAGTCAGCGTTGCGAGTGGAGCATCGTCTGAAGCCGCAGTGCAGAAGGAAAGTGCGACAGTTGAAGCGCAGGCATCGAGGAAGCAAGACGCCGCTCAGGAGCCAGAGGTTGCCGACAATGATTTGGACATCACGCCCGATCAGTATGCGAAGGCGTTCAATGCGATCATGGTCAACTTGAAGGAACCTTTTCGAATCAAGCCGAGGATTGAGAAAGGTGAGTCCGTCGACACTTTTAAGTCTGCGCTCAACGAGAATTTGTATGTGATTGGCTCCGTCAGCAAGACCACTGGTAAGCTGCGTAGCATCGTATTCATGGGCGCCGGTGATGGTACGGTGACGTCTGGAGCGAACATCATCATTGTATCCACGGCTGCTCTGACTGCCGCGGTTCCTAAGGAAACACTGATCAATTCGGCTTGGCGGTCATCGCTGACGAGGCCAAGGGCGTTGTAGAAAGAAGCTCACGGAACGGACCCACGACGATGCAGCGGCAGATCGGTTTTGCGGAAGCGGAAAGTGCGGGCAAGAAGCGGGTGACCAAGCGTCAACGCTTTCTGGCCGAGATGGAGAAGGTCGTCCCTTGGTCGCGGCTGCTGTCGGTGATCGGGCCGTATTACCCGAAGGGCGAGCGTGGCCGGCCGCCGATTGGCCTGGAACGGATGCTGCGGATCTACTTGCTGCAGCAGTGGTACGGGTTGTCGGACGAAGGGCTTGAAGATGCGCTCTACGACAGCATCGCGATGCGCGCCTTCGCGGGCATCGACCTGGCGCGCGAGAACGTGCCGGACGCCACCACGCTGTTGAAATTCCGGCGCCTGCTGGTCGAGCACGCACTGACGCGAAAGCTGTTCGACGAGATCGGCATCGAGTTGTGCGAGCGCGGGCTGATGATGAAGGAAGGCACGCTGGTGGATGCGACGATCTTCGAGGCTGCGCCGTCCACGAAGAACGCCGGGAAGAGCCGTGACCCGGAGATGCATCAGACGAAGAAGGGCAACGACTGGTATTTCGGCATGAAGGCCCATGTCGGCGTCGACGCCGACTCGGGTCTGGTGCATAGCGTGGTCACCACGGCGGCCAACGAGCCGGACGTATCGCAGGCCCACGCCCTGCTGCACGGTCATGAGCAGGAAGCGTTTGGCGATGCGGGCTACACCGGCGTGGACAAGCGCGAGGAGATGAAGGGCAAGACGGTGAAGTGGCACGTGGCGCTCAAGCGCGGAAAGATCAGGGCGATGCAGGAAGGTCCGCTGAAGGACCTCGTGATCGCGGTCGAGCGAACCAAGGCGCAGATCCGCGCCCGGGTCGAGCATCCGTTTCATGTCGTGAAGAACCTGTTTCGTCATCGCAAGGTGCGCTACAAGGGTCTAGCCAGGAACACGGCACAGCTGTTCAGTCTGTTCGCGCTGGCGAACCTGGTGATCGCGAAAAATCAGCTGTTGTCGACTCATGGGAGCAATCCGTCATGTGTGTGAAAAACGCGGGAAGTGAGGCCCGAATACGAGCGAAACTCACCTCGCATGTCGTCAAATTCCTACGTCAATCTGAAAATTGCAACCTGCCTCGTCCGTTATGCGGACGACAGGCTCATTGATCAGCGTTTCCCTAATGGGACGACGAAGACGGTTGGCCCGATCGTTGTGTCGTTGATGAGCGACTTCGACGAGAAGTCTGGTAAATCTGCGTCGAAGATTCTCAACAATGTAAAGCTGTGGCACACCCGAAGCGAACAGATGGGCGCATGGTTCGGGGCAGAGCCTGCGTAAGTCGCGACACGCCTATTCTATGTCGGTCGAGGTGTCGATCTCCGGCACCTCGCTCGCCTTGACTTCCAGATCGAGGTCCGATGTAAATCCGCCGTTACCGTCGAGCGTATGTGTAACGCGCGCGACGATCCACTTGCAGTCGTCGATGACACGTTTATAACCGCGCACGGTGACAGGCAATTCGGTCATCAGCTCCGGCCGGCCGAGCGCGAGCACGATGCTGAACTCCGCGACACCGCGCTGTAGCTTCTCCCATTCAGCCTTCGCCGCGCGCGTCGCGTTGCTCTTGTTCGCGTAGGTGTGCCGCAGCACCTTCACGTTTTCGGCGGTGCCGAACAACACGTCGCCGCTCTTGTCGATCGGCTTCTTCTTCGTAGTGCGGCGCCTGCGCCGCTTCACGGTGGTCGACTGCTTCTTCGCGGTGCGCGTGTTCAGGTAGAACGCCTGCACGCCGGAATACGTGTCGCGATCGGCGACGCCGAACTCGTGGCGATCGCCAACGTCGCGCGTGATCGTGATGGCGGGCAACGGCTTGCCGCTGGCCGTCGTCGCCTCACCGGCCTTGATGAACAGCAGCTTTCCGTTCTTCACTGTCGCGATCGCATCGAACATTTTCGCCAGGCGCGACAGCAGGTTCGCGTCCGACTCCGCGGTCTGGTCGATGTGGTCGACGAGCTGGCCGTCGAGCGCCTTGCTGATGCGCGCCTCCACCTTGTTCTGGCTCGCGATCGCGCGCACGATCGCGCCGACGGTCTGACGGTGCCACGATCGCTCCTTCTTGATCGACAGGCCTGCACGCAGATCGACGCTGCGCGCGCGAATCGTGAGCACGTCCGGCGTGCCGGTGTGCCGCACCTCGTCGACGACGAATTCGCCCTTGTCGACGAGGCCGTTTGCGGCACCGGCCCAACCGATCGCCACCTTCAATCTCACGCCACGGCTCGGAATCTCGAGCGCGCCGTCCGAATCGTCCAGGCTAATGTCGAGCTGGTCGGCTTCGAAGCCGCGGTTGTCCTGCAGCGTCATCGAGATCAACCGGCCGTCGAACTTGTGCGAGATGTCCTTTCCGTTCAGCGTAATCGAGTAGATCGCGCGCGGCACACGATCGTCGGCCAGGACGGTTTTCTGCACCAGGTCGGCGCCCGGCAGGTCGGCGAGGTTCATAGCGAGATCGCCTCCTTGATCGCGTCGGTCACGATGCCGAGCATGTCGATGTCGTCGTTGCGCGTGAGCGCGACCGTGAAATCGATGCGGCGCGCGGCGCCATCCGGGAAGAACAGCGTGCGTGTCGTATCGATGTTGTCGATCGTGAACATGCCGTAGATGTGGCCGGTGCCCTCGATTAGCGGCCACGCGGTGTGCTGGTCCGCCATCGCCTCGAGCACCGACAGCGACAGATCGCCGCCGGTCAGCTCGGGCAGCAGCACGCCGGACAGCACGATCGTTTCCTCGTCCTCGCCGACGTACTGCCGCGCCGGCTTCCGGCCGACACGGTTGTTGCTCGCGTAGCGCCAGCCGCGCCGGCGCTTCAGCTCCTGATAGGGCAGCGTCGAGAGGCTGAACACGAACAGCCCGAGCGCCATCATCATGACAATCCCTCCTTCAATCCCGATCGCGCAGGCGCGACCGATCGCGCGCGGCCTGCGCGGCCTGCTCTTGGCGCATCAGCTGCAGCACCTTCTGCGCGAGCGCATTCGCGTCCATGCCGGGCGACGCGTACACGTTGATCGTGATCGGCGCCGGTGTCGACGCTGGCGTGCGCGCAACGGCCGCGGCGGTCAACGGCGGGCGGTTGTCGACGGTGAGGGGTGCGCCGCCGGCGATGGCCGCGCCCGTGATGCCGATGCCGGCGCCGGCCGCGACAATCCGCTTGCCGAGTTCGCGCACGGTCGCAAGCGGCCCGTCCTGGCCGTTGCGCAGCCCCTGCTCGAGACCGGCCATCGTCCAGCCGCCGAGCGCGGCGAACACGCGGCTCGGCGAATGGATGCCGAGCCGTTCCTTGAACCAGCCGACCACGCTGTCGCCGGCGGACTGGATCGCGGTCTTCACGGCGCCCAGGCCGTTCGTGATCCCGTTGACGAGCCCCGACATCAGATTCGAGCCGAACTCGGCGAAGCGTGCGGACGCCTGCGCGAGGCCGGCAATGATGTCGGCCAGCCACGTGCCGAAGGCGCGGCCGGCGCCGGTTGCGGCGTCGAGGCTCTTCTTGCTGGCGTCGACGGGGACCAGCAGTCGTGTAAGCCAGTCCCACACCCCTTTCAGGGCACCGGTCAGCCAATCGGCCAGGGGTTTGAGCGGCGCGAACGCGGCGCCGAGAATCGCGAAGGCTCGGCTCACGAGCGGCGCGAGCGGCTTCAGGCCGTCGGTGATCCCTTGCCAGAAGCCTGAGAAAAACGCCTTGATCGGCTCCCAATATTTGACGATGAGCAGCGCGGCGAGCGCGATGCCGGCAATCACGAGGCCGATCGGACTCATCAATGCGACGCGGCCGACGAGCAGCAGCGTTTTGCCGATGGCGCCGAGCGCGCGCACCAGGACGCCGCCCTGGATGCCGAGCATCGACATGCTGAAGCGCACGATCGCGAGCGGCCCGAGGATGCCGGCGAGCGCGATCGTCAACGTGCCGAGCACGGCTAACAGCACGCCGAGCCCGGCCGCGCCGATCGCGACCGCGCGCGTAAAGTTGGGATACTGCTTCGCGAAGCCGAGCAGTCGCTCGAGCACGGTCGTCGTCAGCTCGAGCGCGCGGTTGTACACGGGCAATACCTGCTCGCCGATGACGGTGCGCAGGTTGCGTACCTTCTCCAACGCGATCAGCTCGCGCCCTTCGGTTTGCTTCTGCCCGAGCGCGTGCAACTGGTCGATCCCGTACGCGCCCCGGTTCAGCTTCTCGTTTTTGTGAATCTGCTCGCGCTGCATGTACATCGTCGCGAACAGATTCGCGCCGTTGCCGTTCGTCATGATCGTGGAGAATTCCTCCAGAATCTTGGCGTCCGACGTGATGCCCTTGGCTTTCAGCTTCGGCAGCAGCACCTTCTCCATCCATTCGAACGGCGACGCGTTGAACAGCTCCCCCTGGATCAGCGCACCGGGCTTGATGCGCTTCACGTTACCGATGGTGTTGTATTCGACTGACTTCTTGTCGACGAGGCCCAGCTCGACCAGGCGCTTCGCGGCGCGCACGGTGGTCTTGCCTTGCATCAGGTTGCTGTACGCCGCTTGCACACCGGTGCCGGCCGCATGCCCGCCCATTTCCTGAATCAGCGGTTCCATCTGGTAGTAGAACGCGTCCTGGCGCATCTGCTTTGCAGCGACCTTGCCGGTCTGGATGAAGTTCCGCCATTCGTCGCCGCCGACGCGTCCACCGGTCGCGGTCAGCACCTGCTGAACCATGTTCGCTTCTTTGATGAACGCTGCCTCGGATTTCGTGCCGCCGCGCAGCTCGATCACCTTCAGCATGTTCATGAACTTCTCTTCGTTTTCGTGCCCCTGGCCGGCGCCGAACATCGCCTCGTTCGCGAACTTCATCTTCGCGAGCGTCGGCATCACCATCTGCGCGTGATGCTCGTCCGCGAAGATCGACATCGCGTCGCGCATCAGCGTCATGTTGTCCGCGATCGCGACGCCCGGCGTTTTCATTCCCCGCACGTAGCGCTCGGCGTCCTGCGTCGCGTGATCGCCGAGACCGAGCCCCTGAATGCGGCCGCGCTCGTTCTGGATTTTCTTCGCCTCGGCCAGCGGCTCGCGCAGATCGTCGAGGATGTGCTGACCGGTCGAGCGCGCGGCATATCCGCCAATTGCCATCTCGGCCGCAGCGCCACGCATGGCGCCCATCTTCGTGCGCGCGGCCGCGATGCGCTGCTGACGGTGGTTCAGCGCGTCGAGACGGCGCGTCTGCGCATCGATGGCGTCGGTGGTTGCGGCGATGTCGTTCCGCAGAGTGCGCTCGTGCTGGGAGAGCTTGCTCGTGTCGACGCCGGCGCGCACGAGCCGATTGCGCAGCTCGTCAACGCCCGCCGATTGCTTCTTGAACGCGATACCGAGCCTCGACGACGCTTGCCGCGCCTTCGCCAGCTCGGCAATCATCTGCTGCGACGGCGGCCCGTACGCATGCAGCGACTTCGCGAGTTCCTTCACCTTCTTCTGCGCATCGGCGAGCTTCGCCGATGTGTTCGCGAGGCCCGTGCGCATCTCGCGGAACTCGCCGATACGCCGCTGCGTGTCGCTCAGCTCCTTCAGGCGCGCGCGGGTGTCGCGCAGGTCTTTCACCAGCGTGCGGTTGCGGCCGGTGATCTCGCGAATCGGGCGGCTCGCCTGGTCGAGCGCCTTCAGTACCACTTCCAGACGAAGCGAACGGTCGCTCATTCGTCGCCTCGCTCGTAGCGCTCGCGCGCGCGTTCGCGCCAGTCCATCAGCTCAGACAACGGCATGGCGGCCATCGCGTCGGGCGACCAGTGGAACACGAGCGCGATATCGGCCATCACGTCGTCGACGGTTCGAGGGAGGCGTCCGCCTTCGACGAGTTCGGCACCAAAAAACCGGCTACCTCGGTGCCGAGCTGGACGAGGTCCGCAGGGTCCAGGCGTAGCACGTCCTGCGTGGTCAGAACGGGATCGCTGATGCGCGGCAGCACCTTCGACAACGCGATCACGTCCAGCTGCAGCACGTCGGTGAGCGCGACGCCGCGCAGCGCGCCCGCGAGCGGCTTGTTCAGCGTGACAGCGGTGATTTCCTGCTCGCCGCGCTTGATCGGTGTGTCGAGCGTGATGACGGCGGATTGCTTCGATTGCATCGTATGGTTCCTCTGAGGGTAGGGGTAAGGGGTTACAGGCCAATGGCGCGGCGCTGCTGTGCGAGACGATCGACGCCGCCGACGACCTCGACGAAGTTCGGGACGTCGATCTCGATTAGCGTCTCGCCGTTGCAGACGAGCCGGTAATACGACAGGGACATCGTGCCGGTCTGGTCGGCGTTGTCGCCGGCCTTGGCCTTGCCGGGGTCGATTTCCTTGTAGCGGCCGCGCACGTACACTTCGACCGCGTCGACTTCCTCGGTGTCGTCGCGCTGATAGGAGCCAGCGAAACGTACGGTGACGCCGTCGACCTTCGACGTGCCCCATGTCTTGAACATCTCCTTCATGAAGCCGCCCATCGTCAGGCCGAGCTCCATCTTCTCCATGCCGAGGTCGATGTCGATCTCGGCGTTCATGCCGCCGCCGCGATACGCTTCCATCTTGCGCGTGAGCTTCGGCAACTGGATTTCGGTGACTTCCCCGACGAACGAGGTGCCGTCTTCGAAGACGTTGAAGTTCTTCAGTTTGGATGGCAGAGCCATTGCGTTTCCCTATGGTGAGTGTCGAGCGATCAGACCGCGATGCTTTGCGCGAACTTGACCAGATAGCGGTCGGTGATGCGCTGGCGGAACGTCAGGTCTTCGAGCGGCGGGGCAGGGCAGAAGTCGTAATCGATGAAGCCCTGGCCGGCCTTGAGCGAATCCTTGTCGTTCGCGCCCGGATCGAACCAGCATTCGCCGTCGATCAGGTAGCCGGCGGTCTTCCACGCGCGGAACTTCGCATTCACGCCATCGACGATGTCGCGCATCAGCGTGCGGCTCATCGGCTGGTCGACGGCCCACATGTGCGCCTCGGCCATCGTGTCGGCGATCACCTGCGCACTGCGCACATAGTTCTCGAACGCCCACAGCTTGTCCTCGGAACAGGTGCGCGATCCCCATAGACGGTAACCGTCCGCGTTCACCAGCGTGGTCACTTCGTGGCTGTTCAGGTAGCCCGCGTCGGTGTTCGGGTCCTGCAGGTCCCAGAACACGTCGCGGCTGATGCCCGTGACGCCGTTGACCACGACGTTCGAGATCGTCTTGTGCCAGCCGATCTCTTCGTCGATCTTCGCGCGCATGCCGAGCGCGCGCGCCGTTGCCCACGTGATGTCCTCGGCGTTGGTCGTGGTGTTCCAGTTCACGAAATCCGGCCAGATCGTCATCAGCTCACGCTGGCCGAAGTTCGCGCGGTAGGTGGTCGCTTCCTCCTTCGTCTGTGCGCCGAACGCGCTGATGTAGCCGAAGCCGCGCAGCTTCTGCGCGATCGTCGCAAGCTCGGACGCGACGGGCAGGGTGTCGAGGCCTGGACAACCGAGCACGCGCGGCTTCACGCCGAGGCGGCTCTTCGCGGCGAGCAGCGCCTTCATACCGGTGTACTGACCGTCCGCGGTGGTCGTGCCGATCACGTTGCTGGTCGTGGTATCCGGATCCTTGCCGGTCGGCACACGCACCGCGACGATCAGCGGGGACGTCTGCGCGGCGATCGCATCGAGCGAACGCGCGAGCGTGCCCTTCGTGCCTGCCTTGCCGATCGCTGCCTGCACGTCGGTGATGAGAACGGGACGGTTTTCGGGGAAGGTGGCCGCATCGGCGTCGTCGGCCGTGCTGACCAGGCCGATGACGGCCGTGCTGACCGTGCGGATGGGGCGCGTACCCTCATTGATCTCAATGACCCGTACGCCGTGGTGGTAATCAGAAGGCATGCAATCTCCCGGAAGTGAGCCTCCCGAAAGATTGCCGCTCGCGCGCGCGCAGATCACGCGCGCTTGGTTGTGCAGCGGCCGGGCACAACCGAAACCGCCGCGAAACGTCGCTACGCCGCGACGCCCAGAGTGTCGAGCCCGGCCAGCCGCGCCGTTGCGACCTGATGGTAGGCCGGCTCGAGCTCGCAGCCGATCCAGTTCAAGCCGCCCTGTTTCGCAGCGTCGAGGAACGTCCCGGATCCGGTGAACGGGTCCAGGACGACGCCCCCGGCCGGCGCCAGGCGCACGACTTCGCGCGCGAGCTGCGCGGGCTTTTCGGTCATGTGACGCTTCGGGTGCGCGAGGCGTTCGGAGAACACGCCGGGCAGGTACACGTCAGCGCGGCGCACGGCGCCCTTCGTCGCCCAGACCAGGAATTCGGCCTGCTGCGCGAAGCCGCCGGCGCGCGGCCGTGTACGGCCATTCGTCTTATCCCACACAGCGACGCCGCGCCACGTGAAGCCGGCCGCCTGGATTGCATCGGTGAGGCTCGGCAACTGGCGCCAGTCGACGAAGCAGACGAGGTGTGCTTCGTTGCGACTGACGCGGTAGACCTCGGCGAGCCACGTCATGCACCAGAACGTCCACGACCGTTGATCCTTGCTGTCGTGCTGGAACTCAGGGTAGACGGTCTTCACGTCGCCGCCGATGTACTTGCTCGACGGCGTCTGGCTGCGCGACGCGCTCGTCGTGCCGCCGGACGAGTAGGGCGGATCCGTGAAGGTCAGGTCGATACAGCCGTCGGGCAGCGCGCGCAGCACGCTCGTCGCGTCGGCCAGGTGAATGCGGTTGATCAGGTCAGCGGAGATGGGGTGTTGCATGGGGCGATTCCCTCGTATCGGAGGCTCGGTGGCCTGCGGGTAAGGGGCGCTCGGCCCTCAAGACGTTCATGGCCCGACAGCGCGGGCATTTGATGGTAAGCCGGATGTACTCGCCGGCGCCAAGTTTTCGGTTACAGCTTGCGCAACGGATGTCCTGCATCGGGTGATTCCTGCTTGTGCTAGGATGCCGGCGCCTCTCGAGAGGTGTCGCGGCCCTGGCCAATCCTGCAGGCGTGCTCTGCGGGTGCGGGGCGTGCGCGATGTTGCCGCATCGCGCACGTCGCCGCGTCCTTTCTTCGAGTCGCCTTACGTGGCGATCTCCTTCTCGGCGCGTGTGGGCGCCTCGCGCGACTCTCCTGCACCGGCAGGCGCGTTCGATTCCGGCGCCGGCGGCGCCACATACGGCGCGGGCTCCTGCGGCCACACCACATTCGGGAACGTTTCGCGATTGAGCGCATGCTTGAGATGTTCGGCGTACGCTGACCACACGCGATAGTTGTATTGCTCTTCGTCCGACAGCTCGCCTGCCGCGTAGGCGTCGGCCTTCCCGTCGAAGAAGCGCTTTGCCTTCGCCATCCGCGTCTCGAATTCAGCGAGCGCCGGCGTGCACGCGATTTCGAAAGGCACAGGATCCTCCGGCCAGCGCAGCGCGTCGGGAAAGCCGTCCGCCTGGATCGCGCGAACCAGATCGAGCTGGTAAGCGGACCACGCGCGGAAGTAATACGCTTCTTCCACCGACAACAGCCCCGCCGCATACGCATCCGCCTTGCCCGCGTTCATCTGACGCGCACGCGCCATGCGCGATTCGAACTCGATCATCGCGGCCTCCCGTGCTCGTTGCGCGACGCGTGCGGGATCGATGACCCAGCCGCCGTCGCGCCACACGTGCTCGGGTGAAGGGCGCGGGATTTCTGTGAGCCCCTGTGCTTCCGGCGTCGTGCCCGCGGCAAGGATTTCGGCCGGCTCGCCGGTGTCTTGTCGATACAGAACTTGCCCGCGGTGATCGGGCAGGAGCTTCCACGCGCCGTTGCGGTAAAACGGCCAGGTGCGTGGCGAGCGCTCCGGGAGCGGGTCGAGCGTGCTGAACGCCGGCACGAGCCAGCGGTCGGGATTTTTCGGGTCCACGTCGGCAAGATGGCTGGAGATGTACTGTCCGGTTTCGGCGTCGTATTGATGGATGAGCATAGGTGTGTCTCAGTAAGCGCGAATCATGGCGAGCATGGCGATGTTCCGGGGACGGGCCTCGTTGCCGCCGTCCCCGTTCACGGTAATGGCATGCGCGTGTGCGCCGGCGCCGCCGATTCCGACGTTATGGCTGTGCGTTCCGGACCCTTCGGTATTGAACTCGTGTGCGTGATCGCCGGACCATGCGATGTCGGCCGAATCGCCTGCACCGACCGCCTGCTCGGAGCCGCTACCGGCCTGGTCGGAACCGGTTAGCGACCCACCGTAAGGCGGCCGCAGTAAGCGGCTGAAAATCCCGTTGTTGTGATTGTGTCCGCCGCCGCCGCCGGTCCAGCCGTGGTGACCATGCCAGCCTTGCGCGTCCGTCCAGGCGCCGTGCGTATGGTCGCCGACGGCTGCCGACGATGCCCCGTGCGCATGCCATGCGTTCTGGAAGCTCTGGAAAGTGCCAATCCCGCGCGCAGAATCCGCGCCGCGGCCGTCGTCCCAGCAGCGCAAGAATTCGCCGCGCAGCTCCGGCAGACGGAACGTCGTCGCGCCGTCGCCCGTCGAGAAACATCCCCAATTGTTCTGCCCCCACGCCGACTCGGCGACGAGCGCGCCGCTCGCCTGTGCGTACGCCCACAGCGCGGGATAGTCGCTGCGGTTGACGAGCGCGCCGTTCAATTTCAGAAAGCCGGCGCGCACGCTGGTGCGCGGCTCGAACACGATCGTGCCGATGCCGGCCGACGCGATCGCTGCGACAACCCATTCGGTCGTTGGCACGCGCTTCGATGCGTCGCCCGATGGAGGCGTTTGAGCCGTGATGAGGCCGCCGACGTCGAGCGTGCCGCGAAAGCCGGTATTGCCGGTGCGCGTATCGAACCAGTGAGAAAACTCTGTTCGCGGTACGGGCATGCCGTCGATCGTTGGCGCGAACCCGATGCCATACCACGAACGCAACGCGACGTTGGTCGTCGAGGCGGATGCGCCATCGCCGTTGCCGGCGCCGAGAATCGCGCCGGTGCCGCCAGGCGCCGACGCGAGATGCAGGACGTCCCGCGTGCTGATGCGGCCCGTGAAGTCAGCGCCGGAAAGATTGGCCTTCGCGTCGAGCCGTGGCTTGAGCGTAGCCGGCGTCACGGCGCGCGTCGCGTCAGTGCCTGCGGCGACCTCTTCCGTCGTCGCGAGCTCGACGACGCCCTTGCGGTCCATCGTCGCCGGTGGGTTCAGGAACGTGGCGGGGCCGAACTGGAGCTGCGATGCGTCGATCGACTTGAATACGATGTCGCTCGCAAGCAGCATCATCGCCGCCGGAGACTTTTCCAGAATGGGCGTGTCCTGAACGTAGACGCCGAAGAGCACACCGTTGTCGAGGTACAGACCGTACGCGAACAGCGAATACTGATCGTCGGTGTCGTCCTGGATGACGACATGCACTGTATCGGGCGCGACGTTTTCGCCGCCGAACGTGGTCACGCGTTTGCGCTCGGCGGGCATGGTTTTCATGCCCTTGTCGAAGGTGAATGCCGCGGTGCCGAGACCGACTTCGGTCACGCGGCGGGCAACCGTGCCGGTATTGCCAGCTGCGACGAGCGCCGCGCGTCCGGCGTCGGTAATGTTGATGAGGTTTCCAGCCATGTTCAGGTATCCGAGAGGGACAGGCGGTGATAGACCGCGGCGCGGGCGCCTGCGCCGAGCAGCTGCGTGCCGATCGCGCTGTAGCCCTGCTTGAAGATGTAATGCGCGGTTCCCCGCTTCGCCCGATCGACTTCGGCACGAACGTCAGCGACGTACTGCGCGGTGGCCGGAACGCCCTCACGCGCGCCCACCGTCATCACGATTTCGAACGTGCCCGGCACGCCGCGCGGTGTCATCTCGAACCATTCGCGCATCACCACGTTCGCGCCGAACGACGCGCATACGGCGCGCACGGCATCGGCCGTGCCCTTTTTGCGCGCGATGCGGATGGCAGACTTCACACGCGCGCGCTTGACCTGCTCGGGCCATTCGTCGCGCCACGTGTCCACGCCCATGTGCCAGGCGAGCCACGGCAGGAAGCGCAGCGGGATCCGATCCGGGTCCATCAGCGTGTCGAGCTCGACCGGGATGTCGCGTACGTCCGCATTCGCCTCGGCCAGGCGCCGCTCGAGCGCCGTCGCGTTCGGCGGTAGCAGTGAGCGGGGCAGCTTACTCATCGGCCACCCCGCCGTCGATCAGTTCGATGCCGGTGCAGTACGGTGCTTCGTCGATCGCGATCGGCACACCGTTGGCCGGCGTGTCGAGCAGCACCTTCTGGACACCGGCCACGCGCATTGATGCGTACAGGCCGTCCAGCGTGATCTCCGAACCCGGACGGTGCATCGCATCGGCGAACTGCTGCGTGTTCTTGCGTGCGGCGGCGATCGCAACGGCGCGATCAGGGCCGTTGAAGAACCGCAGCGTCGCGCGAATCCCGTATCGCACGATCTTCGCGCTCTGCACGATCACTTCGTCAGCCTGCGGGCGTTTCTTCTCCAGCGCCTTCCTGACGATGCCGAGAAGCTCCTCGCTGGCCGTGCCATCGCCTTCGCGCGAAAGGATCGTGACGATCATCACGCACGGCGAAGGGCTGTACGCGGTGGCGGCCTTTACGCGGCCGTCAGCAGCGCGCGCGTGGAATACGTATGCGTCGTCCGGACCGGCGACCGAAAAGCCGCGCGGCGCGAGCTGGATGCGCTCGCGCAGGCTGTCGTCGTCCTCGTAGACCGGGTCGACGCCGGTGTCCGGGTCGCCGGCCGAGATCAGCAGACGCTCGACATCGAACAGCGCGCCGATGTGCTCCAGCGTCGTCCCCTTCGCGTACGCCAGCAGGATGCCGCGTGCCTTCTCGTTGATGAGCGCCAGCAGCAGCATTTTTTCGTACGCGCCTTCCTGCAGCAGCTTCACCATCGGCTCGGATTCGAGCTCGAGCGCGGCAGCGATTTCGTCCTGCTGTTCTTTCGGGTACAGGGAAACGAGCCGGGCCTTCTTCTCGGCGAGGATGGTTTCGTAGTCGAGCTCCTCGACGATGTCCGGCGCTGGCAGCTGCGACAGATCTATCGGGGTGGTTCTCATGCCGTGCCTCGACCGGTGGCGCGACCGCCCATCGTCGGCAGACGCATGGAGAAGGGCGTGCCGGCGCGCGGGCCGTCCGTGCGCTCGCCGTGCAGCTCAAGCACGGCGCCGCCGTCGATGCCGGTGCTTGCGAAATCCACTTGATTGACCTGAATGCGCGGTTCCCATCGGGCCAGCGCCATGACGGATGCGGCCATCACGCGCATGCGCATGAGCGGATTGACCGGGCCGTCGATCAGCTCGGGAAGCAGCGACCCGTAGTCGCGGCGCATGACGCGCGTGCCCAGCGGCGTGAACAGAATGTCGGCGGCGGATTGTTCGATGTGCGCCTGATTTGCGACCGTGCGGCCGGTGCGTGCGTTCATGCCGATCATCCGTGCCCCTTCGACGTGGTGCCGCCCATCGAATCGACGTGATCGTGTTGGTCGACCGACACGCCGTTCGAACGCAGCGTGCCGCCTTCGTGCGTGATGTTGCCGCGCAGGACAGTGCCGACGTCGCCGCCTTCGCCCGCGAGGCCGGCCATGTACGACAGCAGCTTCATGACGGTGCCCGCGCCCTCGATCGTCACGTCACCGGTGAAGACGACCTTCGGCATGTCGAACGTGAGCGTGCCGCTGCCCTGGACCGTTGCGGTCTTGATGCCGGTCACAGTCAGATGGCCGGTCCCAGCGTCGTACGCGACACGGGCGCCGTCCGCATAGACGCGCACATGTTCGTTCGGGTTCGAGCTCGGCGCGTCGTGACCGTCGCAGTACACGCCGGGCAGGAATAGGCCGGTCGTCGGCTCGCCCGACGGGCACAGCAGCAGACCGGGTTCGCCGATCGATGGCGGATCCCATTCGACGGTGGCGCCGGTTCGCTGCGCGAGCCAGCGGATCCAATCGGTTTGCAGGCCGCCGGATTCCACGCGCACGCGGCGGGCATCATGGTCGACGTCGATCACGGTGCCCTCGCGCAGCAGGCTTTCGAGGCGACGGTTCAGATCAGCAAAATCATCCATGCGGCAAGGATGCCGCGCGCGCGGGAGAGGATCACGTGGAAATGGTTGTGCACGGCCGGTTAACAACGCAAAGCCTGCCGCGCATCGCGATGCCGCGATAGCGATCGAGATCGACTAGAAGGTGAAGTTCGGCGGCCACGCGAAGCACGGTCGGATCATCGGGGCGAATGTGTTCGTCCCGCGCGCGCTTTCCATGCGCTCTATGTTCCACTTGCCTTCGCGAGGATTTGCTTGAGCATTTCCGGAACTGTTCCTTTTGCCTCAACCGTCGCAGTGCGATAGGCATACTGATTCTTTGCGAGTTGGATACCGGCAGTTGCCTCAATTGCCTCACACGATGTCCTCCAATCGGTCCAGTTCGACTCGAGGTAGGTCTCAAGGTGATCACTCAGGGTAGCTACCTGAGTGCCGATTTTCTCTGGAGGGAAATCGACCTCATCCTCGCCAAAATACTTGAGAAGCCGGCGGTTCTCGGTGGAAAACTTCGTACGGTCACTCTCTATTGCAGCCGGCTTTTTGCCAGCAGCTGTAGCTCGTTCTTCAAAGCCAGCATCTCCGTCGAAAAGTACGTAGGTTGGTATTCCGAGGGAGGTAAGAATGGCATGAGCAAGGGGAATCCCGCCTTTGCCACCAGCGGAAACAATTGACAGCCCTTGTGATTCGAGACATCCGACGGCGTCCCGATCTCCTATGCCGTAGAAAACGGCCGCCTCGGTATCTCCTTCGACGAGTAGCACGCGTGTTGCGAACAACGCGATTGAAAGACGACTTGTAACGACGCCGTCGAGTTGGCGGGCGACTTGGTCGGCATCAACCGTTCCTTTGAGTTTCGTCTTCACGTCGTCGACCGTGGCGCGATGCACGGTGACGGCGGGGATTTCGTCAGACGATCGCGTGAGCCGGCGTATCTGATGGAAATGGCGTGCTTCAAGAAAGTACGGGCTATGAGTGGCATACGTGACCTGAATGCGCTTACTGGCGTCTTCGGCCAGTGACCGTAGAACTTTCGCAAACGTCTGCGCTTGGATCGGGTGCTGAAAAAGCTCTGGTTCCTCGATCGCGAGGCAGATCACCCCCTCTGCCGATGCAGCTCCCGACTGCGCCAAGAGCTGGAGAGCCGAAATTAGAAGCGTGCGCTGGAACCCGTGCCCCTGTCGCTCCACTGCCGTCTCGGTTGTGCCATCGAGCACTGCCACCTCGAAGGTGGTTCGAGGTGCCTTGAGCTCTACTTCTGCCGGAGATACCGTGACAGCGCGGCCTGGGGAATATGAAGAGACGACATCGTTCAGCTGAGCGGTCATTTCCTCAAGCTGCGCTTTGAACTTCTCCGCATAGACACTCTGCTGCTTCGCGCGTGATTCCTCGACAATCTTTGCAATTTCTTCATCCGCAGCAGCACGATCCACGGAACGCTCAAGGATCCGACCGATGATGCTCGATTTCCCGTCGAGCGATTCTTCGCTCGCCCGAAGGTCGGCAGTGACCAAGACGAAGTCAAAAAGACCGCTCATCTTGCCGCCACTGTTGAAGCCGAAGAAATTGGTTTGCAGAGATTCGGGGGCGTCGATAAGTTGATCGGTGTGATTGGCCTCCCACGTCGTCATGGCTTGGTTCGCGGCATCGACGCTGCTCCAGGGCGGGAGGCCTAGCGAAGGATCGGACTCCCGCAACCGGTTGTACTCGACCTTCTTGTCGCCGGCCGATCCCTTGCTGCGAATGTCGTTGAATGGCGGGTAACTCTTAGAGTTTGCAGATATGCTTTCAGCGCCATCTTTGCTTCGGCGCTTCCATGCGGTGAACGTCGTAGTGCCCTCGGGGGCATATTTGCCAAGCTCAGCTCGGTCCTTTTCCGTGAGGTCGTCGAATGTGACCTGAACTTCGATGTCTTCGTCGGACGCGCCGAAGGAACAGTCCCTCTCGGTGAGCAAACCCGGCCGCCCGTTAAAAAACCAGTCGAGTGCGCGGAGCACCGTGGATTTGCCGGTGCCGTTTGGCCCAATCAGCGTCGTGACGGAATCAAAAGGAATCGCCACGTCTTTCAGTGTGCGGAAGTTCTTGATGCGAACGGATTGGATTTTCATAGTTGGTCCCCACTTCTTTTTGTCTATGGCACGAACACCGGCTTGCTGCCCCGAAACAGCGACGTTATTTAACCAGCAGGCGCCAGTATTAAAGCAGGCTTTCGCGAGAAGCGATATTCCGTCCGAGTTATGTCCCATGTCCGCCTAACCTGGAACGAGGGAATGGCTGGACGTGGTTTTGGCTATTGCGATAAAGATTCGAGGACGATTTCCGCGATCCGATCGACATCGACATCGGCAAGGCCGAGCAATTCTCGCGTGGGATACTGCACGATTGGACCGTCGCGCCGCACCCGATCGCGCAGGCCATCTTGATGGACGCGCGCGATGCGCTCGACGTCGCGCGTGAAATGCAGCACCGACGCGTCGGCGCTCGAGGTGGTCTTGAGGAAGCGGGCGGTGCGCAGCTTCGCGAACATCGCGCGCCGGATGCGGCCTTTCTTGCGCCGCGCCTGCGGCTTGCGCGGCGCATAGCGGCTGCCGTCCGGGTTGCGCGCTTCGGCGATGCGGCGCGACTGGCGCCGGCGCAGCTCCGCCGCAAGCTCTTTCGCCAAGCGCGCACGCTGCGCGCTCGTGAGCTGGCCGAGCAGGCCCGAGGCCCATTCCTCGACGCGGGACAGGCGATCGGCCATCACGTCCCCGCGATCGGCGGCTCGCCGAAGTGCCGAATCTCGTAGCCGTCCGGCCGCTCGGTAACACCGACGCGCTCGGTCAGCTTCAGCAGGATCTCGACGTCCGATTTCCCGTTGTCGAGCAGCTCTGCCTGGAACTTGAATCCGTCGCGGCACAGATCCCGATTCAGCAGCAGCTCGGGCTGGTGAACCTTCAGCCAGGCGATGATCGGTACGATCAGATGATCCGAATGGCCCGCGTAGTCCGTTACGACGATGTCGAGCGTATACGCATACTCGAACGAAAGCGATTGCGCTGCGGTGACGGCGATCGACCCGTGTTCGATGAAGAGGTGCAGCCGATCCGGGTTGCGCGCGAACTCGGGCAGGGCGGCCGTGAGCGCCGCGCGCAGGCTGTTCGGTTTGTTCACGGCGCCTCCTGCTCGACGTCGCGCACGCGCGCCTGCAGCGCGATCAGCTGCTCGGCGTTTTCGTGGCAGGTGGTGTAGTTGCCGGCGACGGTTGCGGCGACGGCAGAGAGCGTAACGCCCGCGGCGGCCGCATCAGCGCTTCCGGGATCGCCCACCGGCACGTTGGCGGCTGCTGCGTCGTGCACGCGCACAAAGCCGACAGGAACAACGCAGGCACGATCCGCTTCGCGGTCCACATAAACCGGAACCTCCTTGACGATGGTGTCGCCCTTCTCGCGGACGACCTGGACACGATCAACGTACTGCGTGACGACCTTGACATCGCGGCGCGCCGCGTCGCGCTCGGCCGTCCGATTACGCACGTCGCGTTCGAGCGCGTTGACGCGCTGGCTCGCGCCGACCAGGCGGGCATGCTGGATTGCGATGACGGCGGCCGCGCCGGCGAGCGCGATCGCGCCGGCCACGAAGAGGCGGGTACTGATGGTCATGCGGCCACCCGGCTGTAGCGATCGAACGCCCGTTCGAGCTTCACGTCGTACAGGTTCTCTGCGTAAGCCTCGCCGTTGTACAGCTCGGCGAACTTCGCCCACTTCCGGCCACGCAGCGCGGCGAGTAGCGCCTTGTCGCCGAGGATGAAGCGCACGAACGCCTCGAGCTGCTCAGCTTCGCTGATCTTCATCGCGTCGACGAACGCGAACACGTCCGGGTAGCCGAGCGCGTTCCAGTGAAAGCCCATGATCTGGAACGCGCCCCAGCTCGCGGCCTCGAGCGCGCACGCGGCAGAAATCTGCGACGCGCTTGCCAGGCGCGCATATTCCGCCGCGCCTCCGGCATAGCCGCCGCGCTTCGGATTGACGACGCCCGGATACTTTGCCGCGAGCGCGTCTGCGTCCAGGCCGGCGGCCGCGAGCTGGCGATACATCACGTGACGTTCGAACAGGATCACGGGCCGGCCGTCGGGGAGGAAGCCAGCACCGCGCGACTCGACTTCGTTCACGGCGCGCACGGCCGCGAGGTCGGCCTGCAGTCGATCGGCCGCGCACTGCAGGTCGGCATCGGTGAGATGGCGTGGATCGCGCCGGCCGGCCGCGAGCGCGGCCCACGTCTTCGGGCCGGCGATGCCGTCGGCGACCAAGCCGTGCGACGCCTGAAACGCGACCACGGCACCGCGCGTCGCGCTGCCGTAGATCGCGTCGGCGTCGATGCGCGCGCCGGCGGCGACGAGCTGACGCTGCAGGTAGGCGACATCCGCGCCGCGGTCGCCGAGGTGAAGGGTCTTATACATGGCGCCCCCGCGGTTTGAACTGCAGCACGCGCGCGATCAGCGAGTCGCGCGGATTGCCGCGGTGGAACAGTTCGACGACGTTGCCGCGTACGCCGTACACGGCCAGGCACAGGACGCCGACGAGGACGGTGTCCGCCAGATCCGCCGGCGGCAGCACGCCGAACGCGGCGCGAATCGGCGCGGCGCCGGCGGCTACCGCCAGTGCGTAGGCCAGGCACGAAGCGAGCGGTCGGTGAGCGCTCCCGCGCCGGCGAAAGATCACTAGACGCAGCGCAAGCGCGGCGCACAGCAGCACGTAGACGGCCGTGAGCATCACTTGTCCCTCCCCTTGAACACGTTCAACAGCCGGTCGGGCGCGTCGGCCTGGGCGATCAGCCACAGCAGCAGCTTCACGACGAGCGCCGAGGCGATCAGCGCGCCGATGCCGGCGTGGACCTCGATGCGCGCGGGCAGCACGGCGTCGAGGCCGGCCGCGAAGAGCTCGGCCGTCAGGCACCCGGCGACGAACGAGATCACGAAGAAGGCGACGCGCTTCGGAATCGACGGATCGGCCGATGTCATCACGAACAGCAGCGAGCCGGCGAACGCGCCCATGACGACGTTGGCGTCGACGCCGGGAAACAGCGACAGCGTCGCGACGCCGAGCGCCGCCACCGTCGCGGACGACGTGGAAATAGGTTCAGCCATTCTCAGTCCCATAACTGGAGCCGCTCGGCGCCGGATTGCGCCGCTCGCGGTACTTCATCAGGCAGCTCGACAAGCAGCCCGTGAGGCAGGATCGGGCCGTACTGCGCGAGATCCCGGTTGAGGTCGAGCACCGCTTCGACGACGCCGCGCGTGCGGCCGAGCGCACGCCAGCACAGCGCGTCGACGGTTTCACCCTGAAGCGCGCGCACCCACATCAGGACAGCTCCCTGCCGTTGGCGTCGTAACGTGCGACGAGCAGCGGCTTCAGTGATGCCAGACGGCGTGCGCGCGCTGCGCTGTGCAGCATCAGGGAAGCGGTCTCGCGGTTTCGGCACACGGCGATTTCTCGCCAGAACAGCCACGCGACGCGGCGCTGAACCTGAAACGGCGCGGCGATGCGTCGGCCGTCGACGACGCGGTCCTGCGCGAGGCGACGGATTCGGAACATTGCTCGCATCAGATGAGCTCCACGGTCACACGCGGCCGACCGACGATGTCGCTGATCGCCCAGCGTGCGTCGCGACGCAGCTCGTCGCTCTGCGGTTCGAGCTCGTCGGCGCGGCGTGCGCCGTCGCCGGTCGTGTCGTAGTCGCGATACCGCTCGATCAGCGTCGCCTTCGCCAGGCAGTACACGGCGCGCCGGTAGTGCTGCAGCAGCACGCTTTCGCCGTCGAGCTGGTCGGCCGGCACGTCAGCGAGCCGTGTGATGCCGGCCTCGCGCCACGCCGAGCGAGCGGCGCGCAGGTCGTCGTTGACGCTGGCGATCGCCGCGAGCAACTCGTGCCGCAGGCGCGCGTCGGTCACGGTGCCGTCGAGGCGCATCGTGTCGCGTGCGTGCTCCAGCGACACGTCCGGGTAGAACGCATCGTTCGTGATTGGCGGCGCCGGCGTTTCGGACGGCTGTGACAGCGGCGGGGTCGAGACAAAGGACATGGTCGGGTTCGTCACGTTGAAAGGGTGAGGCGGTGGACGGGGCTTTCGCGCGGACTGCGCCGGCTACGGCCCCGTGCCGCCTGGTGCGCGGGGTACGCTCGGTATCAGCCATCGGGGCCGCGCTGGCCCCCGCTGGCAAAGTTCTTCAGCTCGCGCTCGAGCCGCTCGATGTCCTTCTTCACGCCGACGTTCGCGAACAGCTGCAGCGCGCGGCGCAGGTGGTCGAGTGCATTTGCTGGATGGGACGCCGCCAGCCCGTAGCCGATTGCCTTGTGCAGCTTCGCGCGCACCTCGTCGGGCATGTCCGCCAATGCGGTGAGCTGCTCGATGTCCAGCAGCGGCTCAACCTGAATCGGCTCGCCGGCGCGATGCGCGCGCAGCGCGGCCTCGGCGAATTCCTCCACGAGCAGGCACGGCGTGCTCCGCTTGTACTGGTCAGGCAGCGGAAGGTCGTGTCGCAGCGCGTACGCGCCGATCTTCAGCGCACCGCGGAAGTCGCCGACGTCGACGCGCCAGACCATGATCGTCATTAGCACGTCGTCGGGCGCGCCGGCCGCACCGTCCAGGACGCCGGCGACCCACGCGTCGTACGCCGGCAGGAACTGCCGTTTCAGGTCGGCCTTGCGCTCGAGCGACTCGACGGCCTTCAGCGCGCGGCGGTGCTCGTCGAGCTGCGCCAGCATCAGCGTGTACGCCGAGTCGTCGCGCAGCCCGCCGACGCTCGCCGGCGTGCCGCGCGCGGCCTTGGCCGCGACGGTGCGCTGGAAGTGTTGGCGGAACGGGTTCGTCATGCGCCACCCGCCGGTGCGTCCGGCGCCGGATCGGTGTCGACGAAGCGGATGTCCTCGACCACGCAGCCCGCGCCGAATTCCTCGATCACGTACGCATCGTTCGAGCTTTCGAAGTTCTCGATGCGATCGCGCTTCGGGTTGTCGATGAGCGCGCGACGGCGCGCACCGATTTGCCAGTACAGCGACAGGTTGTCCAGGCGCGTGATCATCAGCGCGCGCGGGGGGAAGTACGGCACGCGCACGGCCGGCAGATTGCCGATGCGCTTCTGCGCCGTGATGACGTCCGCGGCGAGCGCTTCGGTCGGCGGCTGATCCTTGTTCACGACCGGGAAATACTTGTCCTGCAGCAGCTCGCGGCCGCAGATCACGACGAGATTCGGATCCTCGACGTACCACGGCTCGAGCAGTTCGTTGTTCGCGAGCGTGACGACGGCGTCAAGGTTCTTGAATTGCTCCCCCTTGCCGATCTTCACGCCCGAGAACACGCGTTCCTTCGCGTTGTTGCGGTATTGCTGCAGCCAGCCGATGTTCACGTCCTGCAACAGCGGGTTCGCCGCGAGATCGGTGTCGGCTGCCGCGCGCACGCCATTCCAGCCGATCATGATCCGATCGAGCGCCGCGCGTCGAATGATCGCGTCGCGCAGACGAGCCTGGAAGTCCGGGAACTTCGCCCAGGCGTCGAGGCGCTGATACGTGATGTGCGTGTCGTAGTTCGTCTTCTCGGCGCGATAGCGTTGGCTGTCGAGCGTCGCGATGTCGCGCGTTTCGCGCTCACGCTTGCTCGTGTCGGTGCGGCTCGCGGACGGCCCCGAAACGCCGAGGCCGACCTTCTCGCCTTCCATCTCGGTCACGCCGATCACGTTGATGCTGTTCAGGAAGGCGCTCGATTCCTGCGTCTTGGTTTCGAGCGTCTGCTGCACGGTCGGATCGACCGAAAACTTCACAGTCGCATCGCTGATGCCATTCAGTTCCTGAATGCGCTGGACGAAGCGGGAATAGAGCGCGCGGGTATCGTTCCGCATGGATTCTCCGTTTAACGAAAATGGGTGATGAGGGCGATCAGCAATCGGTCAGCGCGGCGTTGTCGCCGCCCGTCGACATCGGCCGTTGCTGGCGGTCGCTGTCGGTGCGCGACAGCTTCTGCACCAGATCGGAATGGCGCGCTTCGGCGTCTTTCAGCGCGCGCTTCACATCGGCGAGCTCGCTGCTGAACTGCTCGACCTGGTCGAGCACCTGGCTCTGGCTTTCGGCGACCGCCACGACGGACTGCGACAGGTCGGAGAAGCGCTGATCGTCAGACACTTCCTTGCGATTGAGCAGGCTGCGGACCTTGGAGAACAGCGAACGCGCGGCGTCACCCGAGCGCGTCGGCGCGTCGTCCTCGAGCTCGATGTCGGCTTCGATCGCCGCGCTGAAGAGGTTGTCGGGGCGCAACTTGCGCGTGTCGAACGCGCGGTTCTTCGCGCTGAAGGCGAGCATCTCCGTGCCGAGGCTCGCCGGGTTGTCGGTGACGGCGAGGCCGACGAGGTACGCCTCGCCGGTGCCGGCGAAATCCGGATCGACTTCCATCGACGTGTAGACCTTCTGGCGCTGCTCGGTCGTCATCGCAATCAGGTCTTTCGTCGGCGAGAGCTGCGCGAACAACCGCATCTTTCCGTCCTGCTCTTCGGCCTTCAGCGCGATCACGTCGCCGTACGCGCGGAATGCGCCATCCGGATAGAGCCCGCGAATGTGTTCCATGTTGATGCGCGCGCCGTATACCGCCGGGTCGTACGTGCGCGCCATCTGTTCGAGCATCGCGCGATCGATCGTGCGCCCGTCCGTTGTCGCGCCTTCGGTCGCGATCCGGAAAAACTTCGTCTTCTTCGTGTCCTGTGCCATGTGCGAAACCTCTGAGAGGGCGGGGTGCTGTGTTCAGGGATTCCAGTGTCGGCAGTTCGAAGCGGTGTCGCAATGAACGTTGGTTGTGTGCACAACCGGTACAACCGAAGGCAGTAGGGCTCGCGCGCGCGCGTCGGTAGCCTTGCTGCATGACTGCACTTCCCATCGATTCATCCGACGTTGATCCACGCCGACGCGCACGTGACCTGTACTGGCAGGGCTATCGAATTGCGCGGATTGCCGAAATGCTCGGCGAGAAGCCGGCCACGCTGTACAGCTGGAAGCGGCGCGATCGATGGGACGACACCGAGCCGGTCGATCGCGTCGCGCTGTCGATGGAAGCGCAGCTGATTCGGCTTGTCGTGAAGGAGAAAAAGGAGGGGCGCGACTTCAAGGAGATCGACCTGCTGACGCGTCAGCTGGACCGGTTGCGCGCACGGCCGGCGAACGATGCGAAGTTGAGCGACTCCGGGAGTGCGGGCGGCTCGCGCCGTTCGCGCCGCGCGGACGAGCGCAACGCGTTCAGCGATGAGCAGATCGAGAAGCTCAACGACGCGTTCCTCGAATCGATCTTCGACTATCAGCGCAACTGGTATCGCGCCGGCTTCAAGGAACGGATCCGCAACGTCCTGAAGAGCCGGCAGATCGGCGCGACCTGGTACTTCGCGCGCGAGGCGTTGCTCGACGCGCTGAACACAGGCCGCAATCAAATCTTCCTGTCGGCCAGCAAGGCACAGGCGCACGTGTTCCGCCAGTACATCGTGCAGTTCGCGAAAGACGCGGTCGACGTCGAGCTGAAGGGCGACCCGATCGTGCTGCCGAACGGTGCGACGCTGTACTTCCTCGGCACCAACGCGCGCACTGCGCAGAGCTACCACGGCAACCTGTATTTCGACGAGTACTTCTGGGTGCCGCGCTTCCAGGAGCTGCGCAAGGTCGCCTCCGGCATGGCGATTCACGACCAGTGGCGGCAGACGTATTTCTCGACGCCGTCGAGCCTCGCGCACGACGCTTATCCGTTCTGGTCGGGCAAGCTGTTCAACCGTGGCCGACCGAAAGATCAGCACGTATCGATCGACATTTCGCACGCGGCGCTGGCCGCGGGCCGTTCGTGTCAGGACGGCCAGTGGCGCCAGATCGTCACGGTCGAGGACGCCGTGCGCGGCGGTTGCAACAGCGGGGCGCGGCCGCTCTTCAATCTCGACCGGCTACGACTGGAATACAGCCCCGAGGAATACGCGAACCTGCTGCTGTGCCAGTTCATCGACGATTCGCTGTCGGTTTTCCCGCTGACGGTGTTGCAGCCGTGCATGGTCGATACCTGGGAGGTGTGGGACGACTTCAAGCCACTGTACCTGCGCCCGTTCGGCGACGAGGAGGTCTGGATCGGCTACGACCCGTCGCATACGGGCGACAGCGCCGGCTGCGTGGTGATTGCGCCGCCGAAGCGTCCGGGCGGGAAGTTCCGCGTGCTCGAGCGGTTCCAGTGGCACGGTTTGGACTTCGAGGCGCAGGCCGCGCAAATCGAAGCGCTGACGCGGCGCTATCGCGTGACCTACATCGGCATTGACACGACCGGGATCGGGCAGGGCGTGTATCAGCTCGTCACGAAGTTTTTCCCGGCCGCGACGCCGTTCCACTACTCGGTGGAAATCAAGACCGCGCTGGTGATGAAGGCGCAGAACGTGATCCGCAAGGGTCGGCTCGAGTTCGACGCCGGCTGGAACGATCTCGCCGCGTCATTCATGGCGATCAAGAAAACCATCACGCCCAGCGGCCTGCAGGTCACGTACAAGGCGAGCCGCTCGGAAGAAGCGAGCCACGGCGATCTCGCCTGGGCGTGCATGCACGCGCTGGCGAACGAGCCGCTCGAAGGGGCGACTGCCACCAATACCGGATTCATGGAGATTTTCTGATGTCACGCAAGTATCGACGCGGCGCCGGGCGCCGCGCACACGATCGCACCGAGCCGGTGGCCGACATGCAGTCGGCCTCGGCCACGCGCGCGGAAGTGTTCTCGTTCGGCGACCCGATCGCCGTGCTGGATCGGCGCGAGCTGCTCGACTACGTCGAGTGCATGCGCATGGGGAACTGGTACGAGCCGCCGCTGCCGCTCGACGGGCTCGCGCGTTCGTTCCGGGCCGCGCCGCATCACAGCTCGGCCATCTACGTGAAGCGCAACATCCTGGTGCAGTCGTACATCGAGCATCCGCTGCTGCCGCGCGCGGACTTCAGCCGGTTCGTGCTGGAGTACCTGGTGTTCGCGAATAGCTACCTCGAGCGGCGCACGAACCGGCTCGGCCAGCCGATGGCGCTGAAATGCTCGCTCGCGAAATACACGCGGGTCGGCGTCGAGCCGGACCAGTACTGGTTCGTGACGAACGTGCGTGAACCGCACGCGTTTCCGGCGGGCGCCATCTATCACCTGTACGAGCCGGACCTGAACCAGGAGATTTACGGGCTGCCCGAATACCTGTCGGCGCTGAACTCGACCTGGTTGAACGAGAGCGCGACGCTGTTTCGTCGGCGCTATTACAAGAACGGCAGCCATGCGGGCTTCATCCTGTACATGACCGACCCGGCCGACAAGCAGGAGGACGTCGACAACCTGCGCGCGGCGCTGAAGAACGCGAAGGGGCCGGGCAACTTCCGGAACCTGTTCATGTACGCGCCGAAGGGCAAGAAGGACGGGATCCAGCTGCTGCCGATCGGCGAGGTGGCGGCGAAGGACGAGTTCTGGAACATCAAGAAGGTGACGGTCGAGGATCAGCTCGCGGCGCACCGCGTGCCGCCGCAGTTGATGGGGATCATCCCGTCGAACGCGGGCGGGTTCGGCGACGTGCACAAGGCCGCCGAGGTGTTCAACGAGCTCGAGATCGAGCCGCTGAAGGCGCGGCTGCGGGAGGTGAACGACTGGCTCGGGATCGAGGTGGTGCGCTTCAGGGACTTCGAGCCGACGAAGGGCTGACGCCCAACCGCGCGACCGGCAGACGACAAGCCGCCGGGCACTTCGGTGCCGGCGGCTTTTTTGCGTCTGGCGCCATGCGCGTCCGCGGCGGAATACGGCGCCTCAGAGCCGCCGGCGCGCCGGCGGGTGGCTCGAGTCGGCCGAGCCCGCGGCGAGCCCGTGGTGGCCCTTGGGCCGCGCCGCAGACGCGTTCTCGGGTCCGGACCCGCTCGGAGGATGCTGCCTGCGACCCGGCGCGCGCAGTTGTGACCCCGCCCCACCTGCCCGCAAAAACGGACGGGTTTTATGCACTCATGCGCGAGCTGCGCAGGGCCGCCCGGCGTGGCTCGCGCGGCGATCGGCGCTCAGATTCGTCTATGCAATTTCATGCGCTCTGAATATGCAGGCTCGCCATTATCCATGTCAGGGAGGATGCGGCTACGGACAGAGAAGTAAGGCGGACGAGCGCCTCCGCCTCCATGCGCGACGGGTTAGCCCGATGCTTTCTTCACAGCAGTTTTGCGACGACGTCTCAGCATTGCCCGTCGTGATTGGGTCGCGCGCTCGGTAACGATTCGATTCCACGCATTCGAATGTTGTCGCAAGACAGCGCGCTTTATCTCGCCATAGGTTGCGACAAATTGTTGAGCTTCATTCAACTTGCCAACCAGCTTCGATAACGTGGGATCTACCTCCTCAGGTGAGGTAGTGGCCAATTCTGCTTGTAGCTTCCGTATGTCCCGAGCCCTATCGTGCGGAAGTGTGATGCCGTCTCGTAGCACAATTACGCCCGTTACTTTTATGGGCATACCTTGAGATGCTTTGAATTTGTGTGCAACAAGACCGGTTGCATCAATTCTATTCCTTATTTCCGCCAAAAGCAGTTTGTCAGCATTTGGACCCGAGACGGTAATGTCGTCAATGTAAAGGGTCATAGTGCAACCTTTGGCGGCGCAAAGCGAATTTATCTCGTCAAAAAGATGGCTGTATGCCCAGTATGAAAGGATCGGACTTAAACTGCTGCCAGTGGGAAGATGAGTCCGCCCGCATGCTGAAACTGTACAAATTTTCGTTAAAAGTGTCGCGACATCTTGTGAGCATTTAAGATTGTTGAGGAAAAAATGATATATGGCACCGAATGTAACGGACGGATAATATTCTTTAATGTCCAGCTTGATGATATTTTGGCCACCAATGTGAGCTTCTGCATTGGTTTTATATGAGCGGCCTTTTGTGGCGGACTGAAGAAAGTCCGGTGGTGAGACGCGGCACAGCAACTTTGCGATGCGTTTGTGGACCCGTCTAAGTTCGCCGATTGGCTCAGTGATATATCGACCCGATTCTTGCTCGAAAAACATCTTGTAACGCTGATTGGACGGCAACCCCGCCAGTTCTTCAAGACTCTTTAGGGTTGTCGCCAATAAGGTCGCTAACTTCCTTCTAGATTCGAGTCGAAAGAATGGAGATCTATTTTTCGTGTACTGCTTTCTTGTCGTTTGAGATTTCGCCATTTTCGGAAATCCATTCGAGAACCTTTAGCATTTTCTTTGCGACGAAGCTTTTTACCTTGCTAACGCTTTGACTTCCGTCCAATGTCTCTGAGAATGCGAGGATGGAAGAAAGGGGGACATTGAAAACGGTTGAGTACCTATTTAATATTTCTAATGTCGGTTCCTTTTTACCGCTTTCGATTTCTGAAAGGTATGAATTTGATATCCCCAAGGTGTTTGCGAGCGCTCCTTGGCTTTGATTGTGAAACTGGCGCATCGCTTTAAGTGCGCGGCCTAACATATGCAACTCCTTCAAAAACGGAAGGGGGGCAACCAAGTTATGAGAAGAACATGCCGAACAGCTTATCGGCCCATTCGGGAATTTTAACGACCAGCCAATGAAACGTCCGCTCGTTAAGCAGCTTAGAACATACGTACCGAGTGATACCGGAAACAACGCCCTGCACTGCAACCTTCCAGAAGGGACGTTCGTCCCCTTTTTCTTGCTTGCGCTTCGGCCGCTTTATAGATGGTGTAGCCATGCAAACTCCCATAGGAAAGACCGGGTCGCCCCGGGGATATGCACCGTGCACATCCGCCTCGTGTTCCTACAGGATGGAGAAAGCAGCCGAAAACCCCTTCATATCGTTAGTGACGTGGCCGCCATAGCCTCGGGCGGCCACCTTGGCATACGTTTTCCGCCGTCGGGGGGCGGTGAACGTACCAAATGTTTGGCGAACAACAACTGTTCGCCACGGGCCTAAGCCCAACACAACCGAGGTTTCTCCATGCACCCATCTATGCGCCCAGTCTAGCACGTCGCCGTACGCAGTCAACAAATTTTTTTCGCTGGTGGCGAAAATTGGATGCCGAACCCGACATGTACCTCAGCAGACGGGACTGTGGCTCATGCAGGCCGATGCGGCTGCAGATCGGGCGGGCTTGCCTTCGGCGGGGCATGGAGAAATGTAAATCTTCACATGTCTAACTTGCTTGCAGATCGCTACTACAATCCTCGCGCAATCAGGAGCGGTATTTCCGCGAAAAGTTTGAGGAAATGACGGAAGGCATTGATTTGATGTGATTTTGTGTCT